TCCCCGTGACCAGCCAGTTGATGATTCAAAGTTCTAACGACATCGAGAACTACATCCGCCAGTACCTGCTGTCCTGCATGGCTGTTTCTTTGGAAAAAGCTGCCATCAAAGGCGGCGGCTCCAATGAACCGACCGGCATCATCGGCAACTCTGACGTATTGGTAACCTATGCCGGCAACGCTGCCAGCAACAGCACCAACGCCAACGGCGCAAACCAGGTGTATGCGGACTGGGTGAACCTTATGAAGAAGGTGATGGAGAACAACGGCACTCTGCTTGCCCCGTCTTACCTGACCAACCCCACTGTATTGGGTGACGCTATGATTCGCCCGAAGCAGTCCAGCGGTGTTGAGGGTAACTTCATTGTAAACAACCCTGCGCTGGCCCCGACCGGTTACGGCTTGAACGTTACCAGCTGCGTACCCAACAATTTGACCAAAGGCACCAGCAGCGACCTGAGCGCACTGATTTTCGGTGACTTCAGCAAACTTGCAATCGCAAGCTGGGGCGGTATGAGCATCCTTGTGGATCCATACAGCAGCAGCCTGAGCGGTACCACTAACATCGTGTTGAACAGCTTCGTAGATGTAGGCGTACTTCAGCCGAAGTCTTTCGCAGTCTGCAAAGACATCGACGCTACCACACCGGCCTAATATGGCCACACAACACACAGCCTGATTGGTGATGTGTGTGTTGTGGGGGGCGGGCAGAGGGACTGCCAACAGGGGACACCGATGTTTCCCGCCCCAGCTAAAAAGTTATGATAAAGGTCAAATTTATCAAGCACCCGGCAGGTTACAACTACGCCTACAATGTAGGCGACGAGGCCACATTGCCGGAGGTAAAAGCAAAACAGCTGCTCGATGCTGGCGTGGTGGCAATTATTGCCACCGAAGAAATCGAGAAAGCCGAATCAAAAGCCAAACCCGAAAAGCGCATCCGCAAGTGATTCAGAAGGTCAATAGCATCATCCATCAGGCAACGTCCTACATTAGCGTAAACGACGTGAAGGAACACCTGCGCGTAATCAACACGGACGAAGACGCATACATTGCCGGGATTTTAGATGCTGCCTTTGACATTGCGGAAAATTACATCGGAAGCACTATCAGGCTGGCCAACTGCCAGCTGGAGATGGCCGATTTCAAAGATGCCATAACCGACTTTTACGGAAAACCTCAAAGCCTGACGGCGGTAAAGTATTACGACACCGCCAACGTGCTGCAAACATGGCCCGCTGCGAATTACAGCGCACAGCTTCAGCGCGACCGACTGCGCCTGTTCTGGCACACCATTACCCCCAGCGTGAACGATGACCGCCTTGATAGCGTGGTAATCACGGCGCAGATGGGCTACACACCGGGCAACCTACCCGGCGCCATACGTGCAGCCATTCTGCTGATAACGGGCGACCTTTATGAAGAGCGCAAAAACGAAGTAATTGGCACGATTGAAACAACCCTTTCCCGTGGCACGGAATACCTGTTGAACCCTTACCGTATCCATCAATTTGTATGAACCCCGGACGATTCGACAGACAGATAACCATTGAGCGGTTCACGACCACAACCAATGCCATAGGCGAACAGGTGAAGACGTGGAATGCTTTAGTGACTTGCCCGGCAATGTATAAGGCCGACCCCGGCACCGAGGCGGTTAATGGTGACAAACGCGAGGCCGAGCGCCCAGTGATTTTTACCATCCGGTATTATGCTGGGGTGAATCCGAAAGACCGCCTGAAATACCAAGGCGAAGTATATAACATCCTTGCAGTTACCGAGGTTGGCAGAAAGAACCTAATGGAGCTTAAATCAAGGAGGCAAGAATGATTGGCTTAAAGATTGAAGGCAAGGATGAAGCCATTGCGCAGCTCGATGACATTGTTAAAGCATTGGACAGCGGAAGGGTGCAAGGCGTGCTAAAAACAAACGGCCAGCGGATTATTGATTCTGCCCGTGCTATGGCCCCGCACAAAACCGGAACCCTAAAGCGCGCCATTGGATGGATTTCCAAAAGCGATAAGCAGTTCCGCAACGTGGCCCTGATTGGCATCAAAGCCACCAAGAATAAATCTGCCAAAGCAAACCCCGGCAAATACGGAAACATCATCCAGACCGACAGCCGCACCGGAAAGCGTCGCGCCAATAAGTTTATGCAGATGGCCTTAGAGATTAACCAGAACGCGGTAACTGAAGGGATAAAAAAAGGTCTGGAAAACATCATAAAAAATCCGAAAACAAATCAATAAAACTATATGGCAACTACCGGAATAATGAATGGAACCCTCATTGGATTGTACAAATCCGTGAGCAGCACCATGACCAAAATCGCAAATGGTCGCAGTACGTCTGTGGATATTTCCATTGACATGATTGAAATCACCACCAAAGACAGCGCTGGGTACAAAGAATTTATCCCCGGCGAGAAGGGCGGCACGTTTGATTTTGAAGGACTATTGGAACAGGACGGCAGCATCGGCGGCTCACTGGTATCACCTTCCGACCTTGTAACCGATGCGCTGGCAGGCACAGCGATTACCGTAAGGTGGTCAAGTCAGGTGAGCGGCGACACCTACTACGAATCAAGTGCGTATATCACCAATGTGAATTTCAGCGCACCGAACAACGCCGAGGCCACCTTCACTTGCTCTCTGCAGATGACCGGCACTATCACCCAAGGAACTGTTACCCCTTAATTTACTGAATAAATGAGCAGCGCACACATCACCATTGCAGGCAAAAAACACGCGGTTCAATACCGTCTGGGAACCATTTACGCGATTGCCAAACACTTCAAAGCAGAGCCAGCCGGCCTGCTGCAAATCATGCAGTCCACCGATACGGCTGACGTCATTGAATTGTCAGCGGTCGCGACATTGTACGGCCTGAAAACAGAGGCGAAGAACAACGGCAAGAAAGCGCCATTCGACAGCGTAGATATGTTGTTGGATGCGGTGGACAGCTTGACCGAATTGCGCCCCGCTGTTGAGTGCTTCACCGAGGCGTTTATGAAGTGCCTCGGATTGAACACCGACACCGCGACCGACACCGGAGGCGATGAGGGAAACGCGCTGGGGGTTCAACCGAACCCCTAACGTGGGACTACCTTTTCCAGATGGCTTACGGCCAGATGGGAATGACCGAAGCGGATTGGCACGAGGCAACGCCGGAGTATTGGCACCACCGGGTGAAAGGTTGGCGAAAGCAACAGCGGGAAATTGACCGTGCTGAGTGGAATAGAACCAGATGGCTTGCAGCGTACCTGCTTCAGCCGTGGTCAAAGAAGACGCTTAGTCCGCTTGACCTGCTGATATTTCCGGACGAACTGGAAGACAGACGACGGGAAACAATCGCAAAAGCAAAGGCGATGCGCAACGATAAGAGATTTCCGGCAACCTTGCCGCCAAAAAATACAGACAATGAACAAAGCAATTAAAGCTGTTGATTACATTTTGCGCAACACGGCAGGCGTTACCGCGCTCACCGGCCAGCGCATTTTTCCGGTGCGAGCCACACAGGGCGCACAATACCCCTACATTGCGCACCAATTTGTGAGCAACCGCCCCGTGCCTACATTGGACGGAGCCAGCACCTTCGATTTTGGCACCGTCCAAATTAACATCTACGCGGAAACAGCAACCGAAGCACAGGATATTATGGAAGCGGTCAGAACTGCACTCGACCGCAAAACACCTGGAACATACAACGGAACGGCGGTCGCGCAGATTGACTACATCGGCGAAAGCCATTTACCCGAAGATGAGGCGGGCAATGATCAGATATACTACATTGTTTCTGAATTTGACGTAAATTACCACCGTTAACGATGGCAAAAGGTAAGGGCGGCGGAATAAACATTGTACTTTCAGCCGATGCGGACGCGCTGAAGAAAGGGCTTGCCGAAGCACGGGCGGCCCTGAGCAAAACCGCTGACATGGCGGAAGATGATCAGAAGCGCCTTGCCGCTGCTGCCAGTAAGTTCGCCAGCCAGGCCGCCAATTCCGGAACACTTCGACAGCAACAGCGCAATCTGCAAAACCTTGCCGGGGCTTACATGGAGATGGGCGAAGCTGGAAAGCAGAGCCTAAAAGATGTAGCAGCACAAGCCATTAATGCCCGGCGCAAGATGGAGGACATCCAAGACATTGTGATGGCTTCGGACTTGGAAGGCAAGGCTAAATTGTTTGCCACCGCAATGGGTCAGGCGACTCAGGTAATTGCAGGCGCACAGGGCGCGATGCACCTCTTCGGAGTAAGCACGGAAGACGCAGCGGTTATCACCGCCAGACTTCAATCACTCATGGCCATTAGCCAGGGTATCGAGGCGATTGTAGCGATGGAAGGTTCGATGGCCGCACTTGCCAAAACTACATCGGTGGCAGCCACCGCACAGAAGGCGTTGAACTTTGTGCAAAGTTTATCGCCGCTAGCGTGGATGGGCATTGCCTTTGGCGCGATAATATTGGCTTTCGGCAAGTTCACCAGCGCCGCGAAGAAGGTAAGCGAGGCGCAAAAAACCATGAACAGCATAAACACGGAAACTACCCGTGTTTTGAAGGAAGAATACGCGCAACACCTCGCATTGATTGGCATTGTTAAAAGCGATGTCACGACTAAGGAGCAGAAAGAAGCGGCGCTGCGCAAGCTGAAGGAATTGTATCCTGGCTACCTCGATCAATTGGACATCGAGAAAACCAGCACCAATGACCTTAATGCTGCCATGACTTCGCTCAATGGCACTATTTACAAGCGGGCGCAGGCGCAGGCGGCCATGACCGAACTTACCAAGATAGCCGGCGAGGAGATGACACTTATGGCTGACTGGGAAAAGAAGCGTGAC